ACTGTGTCAGCCATTTATTTCTCCAAGGAAAAGAGGGGCCGTTGCCAGCCCCTCGTTAGTCTTAACGCTCTTGTACGATACGGATGTAATCGACCCAGGTGCTATTACCACCAGCGCCGTTACCATTAAGAGCACCAATAAATGGAGCTAGTGCTGTGGCCGTTGGTACAGTTGAAGCAAAGGTTTGTGCCCAAGTATTTGAGAGATTACCATCCACATAACCTTTAATATTGGAACCCCCATCATAATAGATAGCTAGAGTGTGCCAAGTGTTAACCACTAGTGATCTGGTTCCAGTCTCTGCTGTAGAACCACTATTAGCTTTATCACAAAGCATAGAGGTTGTAGCAGCACCATCAAGAATACCAAAAGTGATTAAGTTAGCAGCAGTTGTGGTCCAGAGATCTTCTGGATTTGTAGTGGCGGTCAGATCAGTTAGACCAAACTGAAAAGCGTGGTCAGTAACGTCATCAAGACGAACACGACATTCAATGAACATCTTCTTACCAGATACTAACTGAACTGCTTTAGTGCCGTAGAAAGCTGCACCTTCTGAAGCCGTAGCGTCAGATATTAACAGAACACCAGTCGCACCAACAGTAGCTGTAGTGCTAACAACAGTCGTAGCACCAGCATCGATAATTGCAGCAGACCAACCAGTAGGAACGTTGGTCGTTACTGAGTCTGTGAAATCATCAAAATCAACTACCCACTCTGCCGATGGGATCATACCCATCTTAGAACGATATTGATAGGCGCCTTGATTGCTAATAGGTGAATGAATTAAGGGGCCTTTAAATCCTGTAGACATAATTACCTCCAACATAATTTAGAAAAAGGGGGAGTTTATCCCCTCCCCCAAAGGATTTATTTATACTTCTCCAAATACGCAATCATATTTTCTAACAAGCTTATATTATCATTAACCATACCTAAAGTTCGATTACAACGACTACAAAGTAGTTTTCTAATCTTACCAGATGTATGACAATGATCTACTGCTAAATTATATGTAACACCTGTTCGATAACACTCTTGTGTTTCTGGTTCTTTACAGATAGCACAAAGACCTTCTTGGTCAAGGAGCATTTCATTGTATGTATCTAATGAAATTCCATACTCCTTTTTAAGATCCGCATTTTTTCGATAACTTTTTAGTTTATCTTTATTTGCTTCTCTCCAAGCTTTATGATAAGTCTTTTGCTTATCTGTTTTAGGCATTTTCAAACACCTGGGGTGCCGTAGAAAGCCTTGGGATCAGTCCAACCGTAAGCATAGCGATGAGTACACTTGAACTTGGCGGTTTCAGTATCGAAATCGCTATCAGTGTCAAAGCTCATTGCACGACGCTCGAAGAACTTCATACCATCGGGGCAGTCAGTCCGAATAAACCACGCAGTCGTGGAGGTGAGGAAGTTATTAACCTTCACACCCTTCGGGAACATACCGAAAACTTTGGAGTTCTTATCGTTGTCGGAGGTACCGACGCGGAGACGGCTGTTAAACAGACGATCAGCTTCAAACTCAAGATCAACAGGGATAATGAGCGACTGAGGTTTCACATTAATGCGAAGGCCACGGTCGTCAGTCCACTTCTTGATATCGATGGTCGCTTGTTCGATAGCAGCTTCACTGAGGTTCGCAGCGGTCGAAAGAATGTTGGAGTAAGTTCCACCACTCTTGTTGGGGTGCGAAGCCGAGCCAAGGATGATGCCATCACCACCAGTGTAACCGGACGTAAACGCACGGTTGTACACGTTGGCAGCAACGATTTCCTGCGTATGGCGAGCAGAACGCGCCAGTGCAGAAGCCTTTTTCTCAGCAACCTCGCCATAGAGATCGTCTTCAACGAGTTCTTTGGAAATCATGAACCCGAGTGCATAGACAGTCATCGTATAGCGTTTGGTGAAGCTTTGACCCATCGTGTCATAAGAGATAGGAGCAAGCTCCGATTTCTCTGACATAAGGCCAAGGCCGGTCATACCTACGTCTTCAACGAAGTTCCGGTTCGTCTTGTAAGAGTCGAACAGATCAGTCCATTGGGTTTCGTAGTCATTGTACTTGGTTTGGAAGAACTTGTTAACGCCTGGGTATAGGAGTTTCGCAAGACTACCAGTTGTCATTGGCATAGACATTAGCTATTCTCCTTAGACGCCAGCAGTGCCGGTATGGCTACCGAACTGGTGGTTGTTAATCTTGACCAACAGTTTAACTGAGGCCCCCACTTCGTTATCAGGACGAGGTACAACGCTCAGAATCTTAAACGTGAGCGCAGCAGTCGTCGCTTCCGTGCCGAAGTCAATGTATGCGCCTGAAGTATCAAAAGTCGTACTTGGCGTACCGACTGCATGGTTTGCGTTCAGACCAATGTCAGCAACAGTTGGGGTGCCATTAGACGCCTCAACTTCAAAGATGACATCAGGATCATCAACAACCCAACAGTAGCGGTTGGTTGAAGCAGAACGACCAAGACCATCGACGTTCAGGTTCGTGGGATCAGGTAGGAAACCCACAACTACGCCCACAACTGCGTCACCAGCGGCTGCCAGTGTAACAGTGGGGGCTCCACCTGCGGTGTCCGCCGAGCCAGCAAGCTTTACCACATCACCAGGATAGACAGCAGTATTGTCTGTCGAGGGGATGTAATAGAGGTTTGCTTGACCATTCCAAGGCGAACCACCGAGGTATTTGACGGGCTTAAAGCCGTTAATGCGGCTAGTATTTGCCATTCAAAAATCTCCTTACAGTGAATGATAAATGACCCGTCACGATTGTTCTGATTACTGGCCTTCGATTAGAGTGCCACGTTTCAGTTCGCCGTGATCGAGTCCCTCGGCCATAGCATTACGCCTGATACTGGCTTCCGTTGCAGCAATCTCGTCGGCTTCACGTTTCCGGTCAGCTTCGTAGTACTCATTAGGAATTTCCATTAAGTAGGCGGTCATACCAAGGCCAACATTTTTGGCGTACCGGGCACCGTGCGGGTTTGCTTGTTGAACATGAGTTGCACCAAAGGACACATCATTTTCAACGAAGGCATAGCCCGCTGCTTGATAGGCAGGAACATTAGGTTCATTTACCCAACAAGCGTGATAACCTGGACGAATACCTTGGACATTGAGTAGATTCTTAATGCCAGAAATAGGTTGTCGTTCAGGCCGGTTTTCGGCTCGCGTGTCCTCTCTTGTGGGACGATTCGTAGTCTTAATTAAGCGTTCGTCTTTCATGTGTGTCTCCTAGTCTTTGAGAATTGCAACCACATCAACATCGTGTAGAACCACGAATTTTTCCTCTTCACCTTGTTCGTTATTGGTGATTAGAGTAGCTCCCGCGTATTTTCCGTAGCTGATTTTATCACCCACTTTACACCAAGGGGTACCATCATCTACTTTCTTATACGCCGTAGGACCAATCGCTACGACTGTTCCTTCGGTAGTGGCTTGTTCTAGTCGTTCTACATCTGTTACTAGAACAATACCACTCTTTGTCTTTTCCTCCACTGGACGGGGTTTAACGAGGATCTTATGACCAGCAGGTTCGATCTTCATTAGAAACCCTTCCTTTGTTCAAATTTCACTTTCTCCTTCGCGTACTCTTCTTCAGACATACCAAAACGAGCGGCAACTTCTTTTTCTTCAGCAGTCAGTTTAGGTAGTTTAGTGCCACCAGTTTTAGCTTTACCACCGGTTTCACCACCACCATCGTCCACAGCAGTCATAGGAGATTCTTCTTTCTTAAACTTGTCTGGAAACAACTTCTTAATCCGATCACCGACATGGTTCAACATATCAGTGTAATGAGCGTTAGGATTACGCGCCATGTATGCAATAGCGAGTGAATCTGCTTCGGCGGTCATTTCATCCTGAGAACCTAGATGATACCATGAATTCTCACGATTCCAAGCATAGAACTCAGGAGGAGGACCTGCTGGTGGAGAGTTTTGTGATACCTCTTTATCCACCTGCTCGAACTTAGTCTTCAGACCATTTTCGAGATCCTGAAGATTAGCATCAAGTTGTGCTACCTTCTCATAATCCTCGTTCTTTACCGCTTCTCTTTTTGCACGTTGTAACTGAGCGCGAACTTCAGCTACTGCATCTTCCTTAACACGAGTGTAGTAGTTCTTCATCGTACCAAGGACTTTTTCCTTGTGTTTGGCTTCTGCTTCCGCAGCTTGGAGACGCTGTTCAACATCCCCATATTTAAGCCACCACTTAGCAGGTACCCAATCATTAGGATCGCCCTGCCACTGCTCTTTAGGTTTCCAGCCTAAGTTTAATGCCCTTTCCTCGTCTTCTGTGAGTTTGACTTCTTCTTTGTTGCTTTCGTCGGTGTTGCCTTCGTCTTTGGTGTCATCTGTCATGTTAATCCTCATAACTTGTGTTGAGTACATCTGTGATACCAGCGATTCGTCCTACTAGTTGGTGTTGCTGGTGTATATCTAAGTTGCGATACGACAATGCCTCTATTAAATCTTCGCGTTTATTCTTTAAAAGTTCAAAGAAATGAAAGGTTATTGGATGTTCAAACCAATCACGCATTTCCTCCTTGCTTGGCACTTGCGGCATTTATTTTCTCCTGTTCTAAGGTTTGTTTCCTAGCAGCATCTTCTGCTTGCATAATCATTGCTACACGCTGACGATGCCCTTCCTCTTCTCGGAATAACGTCTCGATATAGGGTTGTAGTTGGGCAAGTGTAGTTTGAACACCCAACTCCTCTGCTTTAGCGAGATTGAGAATGACTTCTGACATACGTTTGAGACTTTCAGACTGTTGCTTTTCTGCTTCTAGTTTAGCCTTACGATCCTCAGTCTTTTCCAGAATATCCAACTCACGCATCTTGATTTCATATTCTGGGGGTGGACCTGGAGGAGGTACATCCATTAGTTCTGGGATACCGGGTTGCCCCTGCATTTCCAGACCACGCTTAGTCATTACTTGCGTATTGATATGACCAAATTGAGCAAGTTCTTGTAGACCTTGTTGGAAGATTAGTTTCTGCGTCTCACTCACCATATTGGGATCTGAGGCAGGTACAATTTTCAGTTTGGCTTGTCGATAGAGAGCTTTAGTTACCGACACATCGACAACTACTCCATCCCTATCATACGAAATCTTCTTCCCACCTTCAGGTAGATATAAGGAGTTCAGATTGTAGAGTTTCATAAACTCGTCTGATAACGACCTATAGATACGCTTATAGATGGAAGTGAATACTTTTAGACCTTGTTCAATCGTAGCCATTGTGGTAGATGCTGGAGTATTCTGTCCAGGCATCTTACCAGTAAAGATCTCAGCGATAGACGCTAGTTCCTTACCAGAGGTTACAAGAAGTTGCAATAACGAAAGCAATACTTGTGACGGATCGCGTACAGGTAGCGGAAATACACCCTTCTTAATATCATCAAATGAAGAGTTAACCCACTTCCACTCACCCGGTTGGAACTTGTAATCTCCTGCCTTACCTAAGCGTAAACCCTTTGCGATAAAACCTGCTTGTAAGTTCGAGAGACTACCGGAGTCAATAAGCTGATTGAGTAGAGTGTTTGCGGATTCGTTAAGACTGCCAAGCAAGAGACCAAAACCAACTCCATAAATACCCCCTTCGGGATTAGGAATGAAGTTAAACTGAGTGAAATACTCCAAAGGTTTGATAGAAGCAATCTTACCCTTTTCGTTCTTGGTAACACCATCAAGTAAGAATCGAGGTGCAATGCGAAGCACTTTACCAGATTCATAATCGACGGTGATTACATAAGGTTCTTTGTAGTCATCTTCATCCAAATCCATGAATGTGTGTTGTTCAAGGATAAGACGAGGATTCTCGTCATCACTTGCTGGAGCTTTATTAGGGTCATTAACTTCACCTTTTTCAGTTAAAGCACCAGCACCAAACTTATAGTCATCGTACTCTAGGAAGATACCTTGACGTTGACGCTCAATGATCTCATTAGGAGTAAGACGAAGGCAGTGAGTCTTGCGTGAAGCTTTCTCCAGACTCTTTGCCCAGTAGTTAATTACCAGATCTTTAGGAAAAACTAATTCAGAACAGTTCTTTTGCTTCTGTTGACTATAATAGGTTTTCTTAAAGATACATCCAAGAATAGGAAGTGTGAAGCATAGTTTATCCATATCCTCTTCCCAGTTGTCCATTTCATAGAGCACTTGATAGGACATATGGGTAGAGATAGTACCAGATATATCTGCTAGTTGGTTTGTTTCGTCCTTACCAATAACTTTAGCCTTGACCACATCAAATGAGGGTACAAGACTAGGATAAGCACGACTACCGAATTGTAAGGCTGCTGTCGTAAGTAGTGGATATTTGACGTTAGCTGCACCTTGCCAGGGATATGACTTTTCTTCCTTAACCTGAAGAGCTAGTTCCATCCACTGGTCATACTGATCTTCCCAAGCAGAACGTGAGTGTAGATCAGCTTCATAAGTAGACTTAACGACGCCACCAATACGATTACGCTCGTCTTCATCTAACTTCTCAGCAATGTTTATTTGTTGCAGAACTTCGTCAATTGAGAGAGCCATTAGTATCCGTTCAGTAGCCAGTTATCGCGGAGCGTCCCTGAAACATATTAGCAGAACGCTTTTCGTAGTAGTATTCGTCTTCATCTTCCTCTTCCTTGGTTTGAGCAACTGACATACGATCCAGTGCTAAACCTATACATGAGAACGCATCTACTTGGTCATCATGTCTACCACGAGGAAACTGAAGAAACTCTTGTTCAATATCGTGGAACTCTGGGGAAGTCTTATCGAACTTCAGACCTCCTGCACGCATACGCGCTTGAATAGAACGTACACGTTGTGTCTTATCCATTGAAGGTACAATTGGAACAATAGTTACTGGAACATTAGAATCTAACATCTTTTCCCGTAAGAACGAACCAATCGACTTACCAATCTTATCTTGTTCGATAGCAATCCATTGGAGATCATATTGCTTCTGTAAAGCTAGGATAGTCTCTACAATTTGTAGACCATCCATACGATCCCTAATAGTTCTGCGATGATACAAATAGCCTTTGGCATCCATACCTACCACATGGAACACTGAGAAGTCTGCACGCTCTTTCTCTGAGATAGCTAGGTCAATTCCGCAGTAATGGAGAAGAGGTTTCTTACCAGTAACAATCTCTTCCTTCTCACTTTCCATCATACCTACGAAATCTGATTTGCGGAAAAGAGCGTGAG